TTGTACCCACGGGCGCCTGGGAGGACATATCAGAAATCTGAAGATCTGCCGTATTGGAGAACCTGCGTCCCTCTTCGACCACCGTCTGGAACAGCTGGTACAGAGTCTGGCTCGGTTCTTTATATGGAAGCGGCAGAAGGTTGTCTTTTAGAGCACCCGAGGCAACATCCACATCCCTAAACTCTCCCGGGGAGATCGGCGTGTCGTCACCCTTGACCCGCAGACCTTTGGTCTTAAATCCGCCAGGAAGGTTGGCAAGTGTTCCGGCGTCTACAAGCTGCCGAATGATTGAAGTTCCGGACTTGGCAAACGCCCCAACAAGGTGGATCAGACCAAAACAGTAGAATCCAAAGCCAGGAACATAGCCGTAGTGGACGAAGTGCTGACGCTTTTGATGCGTCTCATCCCCCTGCTCCCAGTTCCTTCTGATGGCCAGAACAGTGGAGGATCCCTTTTCAATCGTTACAACGTAGGGAAGGGCGATCCCGGTTAGTTCGCCGTTGGAGTCCCTGTGCTCATGACCCGGGATGTCCAGGTTCACGTGCATCTCTAAAAGCTTGTACCGGCTGTCTGTTGTTGCACGGAAACCAAGCTTTTCAGCAATCTTCTTCTCTACCTCATCCAGGGTGTTATTTGGGGGGCCGAGGTCTACGTCAACATAGAACCCGGAAACTTGTAACTTCCTAAGTTCATTCTCGGTTTTGCGCATGACATGAGTAACGCGCTCGGCAGACTCCAGGTCTGAAGCCCCGTAAGGAACCACCATGTCTTCTGCTGGGATAAAGACCGAGACTTGTCGTTCAAGATTGGGATCAAAGTAGACCTTCTTGAAAGCGTTTCCAGACAACCCCAGACCCCAGAGCATTCTTTCATGTTCTGGCCGGTACTCTTTCATGACATCGGTCAGCTGATAATTCATATCGAGCTGGACCCGCTTGGCAGATTCTTTCTTGTCTTGGGTTTCTTTTCCGATGATGTGCGTTTTTACCGGGCCATTGGCCGGGAATGTGGACATCATGGTTTCGGCCTGGAATTTCACCAGGGCTTCTGCCAACAATGGGTGGTAGACGCCACAGGCACCTTCCCAGGGTTCGGCCCTTTCCTCGATCTTCAGACCGAGAAGTTCCAGTCCATCTACGTATGTCTGGATCCAGTCTTTCCTGGAACCAATGTCTTCATCAAAGTCACCGATCAGCTCTGATGCGATATAGGCCAGTTCTTCATCGCCCAAAAACTCTGCCAGGTTGGCATTGAAGTCGTCTTCTGTTTCTTCCCTGGGTTCGATCCCGATCTCCAGGCCATCCATTCGGATGTTGACCGACTCTGGATCCTCGATTTCAATCTCAATGTCCGGCTGGCCGAGTTGTTCTTCAATGATCCCAAGGGGGGCTTGATTCAGTGCTTTGTCAATAGCCATAGCCTAGTTCCTTAATGTCTGATAGCAGCGTCTCATAGGTCAACCCGTAGTCTTTGCCTATAAATTCCAAACTAAACATGTACCGATTTTTAGTAAAATTTAGGACCGAATGAGGTAGTTTCGTATTGAACGCATAAAAAGTGTTTGGCTCGTACTTCAGCTCTACAAATGGCATGACCACCTGTATGCCGTCTGGAGCGAACAGACACCTACTTTCTCCATCGTCGTACACTAGCATATTCAACCCGCAATGACGATCCGTGTCTACGTGCCAGTTGTACGAAGTAGATGGAGGCATCTCCAAAAGCCCGGCCATGTACTCTCTTTTAGTGGCCAGATCCCTTAAAAGCTTGTCCTGGTGGACAAAATGAGGGCTCAATAAAAGCGCTTTGAAGTTGTAGTAAGGGGTCCAATGTGCCGGCTCTGAGCGCCAAATAATCTCTATTAACTCCTGCCTAAATTCACAGGTGTGTTGGATTGCTTTGAAGCAATTATCCATTAGTAGTAGCTAACTTTTCTCTGAAACGAGGGTGGTTCATCTTCTTCGTCCAGTAGTGTGCGGATAAAGCCGCCTTTTCTAAACCTCATCAAGGCTAGAGAAACAGCGTCAACGTAGTCATCATGTTCTCCAGATGGGAATGAGGCCACTTCGTCGATGACTTCATCTGCCCATCTTGTTCCCGGCGCCCAAACCCGTCCAGAGGCAAACAAATCCGATACGGCGTTCAATCGGCTGATCTTGTCGTTTCCTCGAACCGGGGTGTATTCCTGCACAGGTATGCCCATGGCACGTAGTTCATAGATTAAAGGGGCCCCAGATGCCTTTTTTTCAATGATAACTGAGTCTGGCTGCCACTCTTTCCACTCTTCAATGGCTCGTTTTTTGAGCTCTGGAAACTCCATCCGGTCTCTGAAAGCGTTTAAGAGGATCAAATTAGACTGAGGCGTACCCGTATCGTCTGGATACTCAAAAACGCCCCATAACGTACACGCCGAATAGTCGGCCCGGTTGGTTTTCTCAAATGCCGTATCCCAGGACATGAGGGTGTAGTCGCACGGTGGGGGTGTTTCCTCGTCCCAGATGTTCCACCACTCTCGTTTAATGATGGCCGAGGTGTCTGAGGTCGGGTTTTGTTGGTACTGGGCCTGCCATTTGGCGTTTGGAAGCTCATTTCTAAGGGCTTCTAATTCATCAAGAGACCAAAATTCGGGCCATAGAGACTTCCCAGATGGGAGGATCGCGGGGAATTCAATGACTTCCCACTCCTCTCCACCTCTTTGCATCTCGGCTTTTAGGACTTGTCCCACAAGATCTCGCTTACCCCATCGGGTCATCACGATCACAATCGAACCGCCAGGCTGGAGTCGCTGTCTTGGGCCGGAGGAATACCACTCATAGACCTTGTCGTAGATGTTCGGGTCACTAGAAGCCAGGGCGGCTTCTTGTTCTGAGTGAGGATCGTCGATGATTAGAAGATCTGCGCCTTTACCAGTAACAGTACCGCCAACGCCGATAGCAAAATACTCCCCGTTAGCGTTAGTAGACCAACGACCCGCCGCCTTCGAGTCGTGTCGTAGCGCAACATTCGGAAAAATCTTTGCATACGTCTCCCCATCTACAAGGTTCCTAACCTTGCGACCAAACCCCACTGCAAGTTCAGCTGTGTTTGAACACTGAATGATCTTCTTCCCGGGGTACTTTCCCAGGTACCAGGCCGGCAATAAGTACGAGGCAAACTCGGACTTTGTGTGTCGCGGGGGCATGTTGATGATCACCCGCTTTAACTTTCCTTCGGCTATAGCCTCAAACTTCTTGGCCATCACTGCGTGATGCCTGCCGTGTATAAATCCGGGCCACATGGCTTTAACAAACTCCAAGAAGCTCTTGCTGCATTTCTCCCGGTTCAGGGCATCCTGGTACTGCTGGGCCATTTCCAAAAGCCCGGCACGTTCCCCCTCGGGAAGCTTAGAGATCAAATCGGCCAGATTCATATGATCTGATTCACCCTCAACCCAGAAGGACGGACCGACCTGGCCCGATTCTTCACACCCTTACAAATCCCAAGTCTGATCAAAGCCTTCACCTTCTTCTGTATGGCCGCAATACTCTGTGGCCGCTCAACAGCATCCCTGATGTTCTGTAGAGAAGGCCCATAGCCGAACCTCTTCCAGTGCTCATCAATAATTAGAAAAACTTCTCTCTGCGCAGGGGTCATTTTTGTTGATATGCAACACTATATTTGTACAAATGAACTGTTGATATGCAACACATCATTTGCATAAATATATCTTCCAGGAGGGCAGGGGACCCAAAAATATAGGGGGGGTCTTCTGCGGTGAGTAAGCAAGGTGGGGGCGAAAAAAAGAGGGCATTGGGGGTGCGGAATACTATGCAGGGGGGGGTACCATCCGAGCGTCACGCGGCCGGGGGGTGGGTGGTGGCCCCCGGGGTGCTATTAGGAATTGTCTGGGGGTGGTCGGCCTGGGGATCGTCCGCCTGGATCTCGATGCTCGGGCCTGCTAGCTCTGCCAGGAGCGACTCGGCGGCCGTGTCCACTACATCGACCGCTTCGGTCTGGGTGATCGTCCGCAGGGCATCGAGCAGTCTCTCCTTCGCCTGGGCCGCGTCCGTCACTTGGACGATCTCCCGCCGCTCGGTGAACAGTGCGACCTCGGTCATTTTGCCGATCAGCTCCAGGGCCTTGATCCGCTGAGCTGGTGGGCACTCCTCATTGAGTGCGTGTTTTGTCAGCTCGTGGATGGCCAGGGCCCGCAAGTGTGCAGGGGTCTGATACTTCTGCGCTTCAAAAGCCGCCCTGAAGGCTTCCACTTGTGCCCGGATGTGGTCTTGGCTCGCCAGGGCTACCCCTTTCCTGCTAGCGGTGCTGGGCTTTGCCTTGCTCTCCCTGCTCTTTCTGTACGCGCCGGCCTTGCTCTCTCCCAGTGCTAGCTGACGGGCGAACTCTCTCTGCTTCGGTGTCAGCTTCGTTTCCCTGGCTCCGACACTCCCGAGGAGTACTTGCTCAATCGGTGTCTGTTCTAGTGCTTCCTTCACTTGTTTCCTGGTGAGCCGCATGATTTCCCCGGGGTTTAAAAATTGTTGAAATTCTAGCGCGGCCCTGGGAACTTGACCACCGCTTGACAGTCAAGGCAAGAGGGGCGCACAATCACCCCTGGGCTTGTCTGGCCCTTCTTCTCAACTGCTAGGAGCTTGTTACCAAATGAAAACCGCTCAGCTTGTTTTCTCTCTCGTGGCCCTCAGTCTCATGGGTGCCGCTTTCGCCCTCGGATCCACCGGGGCCCTTCATCCATTCACCGCCCGAGCTTTTGCCGCGCTTGTCGTCGTCGTCTGGGCTTTCCTGGCCCTTCTGCCTTACTGCCGGGGTGCCAAATGAACAACGACCGCCGCGCATCACTCGCCCAAATTCGTTCCCAGCTCGAAGCACTCCGGCCCCATTGGGACGCGCTAGCTGATGAGATCCCAGCCCTGCGAGACGACCTCGAAGCTCTAAGGGATCAGGAGGAAGAAGCCCTCGAAAACCTGCCCGAGTCTCTCAGGAACTCCGAGAGGGCCACGGCCATGGAAGAAGCCCTCGAATGCATGGGGGAAGCTTTCGAGGCCCTGGAGACCCTTGGCGAAGCTCTCGAAGGCATCGAGCTGGACGAGATCGCCGGGCAAATCGACGAGGCCGCCAACAAGTAACCACCGCCCCGGGACGGATTCCCGGGTTTTTCTCAACTGCTAGGAGATCCAACCATGCGAGACTTTCTCGATCTTTCCCCAACCCCCACAGACGAACCCTGCGCCCAGGTGGGCCCGGGCGACTATAGGCCCCGCATGAGGGCAGAGTGCAACGCATTCAGGGCCCAGCTTGAACGGGCTTTCCCCCTGGCCGTGGAAGCTGGGGTGTATTTCCGGGTGCAGTCCAACCCGCACGACCTCGGTTCGTATCTCTCCGTTCAAGCGGTTTTCGACGACGAGAACGAGGAGCAGACCGAGTGGGCCTACACCATCGAGAACGAGCTACCCGAGAGCTGGGACGAGGAGGCCCGGGCCGAGCTTGCGGCCAAGGGCTACGACACAGTTCCCCGTGAGAGCTTTTGGAACCCATCACCCTGGCAGGAATTCGCCCGGTAAACCCCAGTCCCGGGTTCGCCCGGGCATTTTTAGGAGAGCTTGCAATGTATTTGATCTATGAAAAAACGGGCGCGGCCGTACTGGTCGGGGATGTTGTCCACCTACGAGGGAAACCCTTCACCGTGACCGGCTGGGCCGAGCCCCACAAGCCGGCTTCGACTGGTCGGGTTCAGGTGAGGGCGATGAACGAGCGCGGCTACTTTGCCGAATACTTCCCCAGCGTAATCGGGGCCGATTGGGTTGGCCGTACAGATAGGAGCTAGAAAAATGACATTCAAAGAGATCCGCACCATGTTCTGGGAAACGCACCCCGAGCTGGAGGCCCGAGCCCGTGAAGCTCGACGCATCAGCAAACCCCAAAACGATCAGGACACGGACACCCGGTGCGCCTTCGTTGACTTCATAGACGCATTACACCGGGCCGGGCAGATTACCGACCGAGCCGCCGACCAAATCACACTCTAGAGGCAGACCATGACCAAATACGAAGCAGAGCAACGACATCGCACCTACGCCCAACTGATGGCCGCCGGGTTCACTTTCGAGGAATGCGAGAAAATGCGCCGGATCTCGCTCACCCTGCGCCGCTGGTTTGAATTGGAATGTGGCGACGGAAACGACTGGGCTAGCTGGGCCATTGAGAGGGACGACAACGGCGACGGCCGCCCCTTTATGGTGACGCACCACCACCCGCGCAACGGGGGCCCAGCCCGGACGACAAAAAGCCCGATTGCAGACCGAGAGACCGGGGCCCGGAAGCGGTTGGCCTCGATCATTGACGAGCGAAACAACCGAGCCACGGGCAAGGTGGAAACCTACATTCAGGGAGACCCCAGAGGGGCGGCCCTGTACATTCTGCGGCCCGGAGACATTCCCGAGGGTTCCGACCCCTGCCAATACTACAACCGGGGTTTGTGCCTCTAAGCCTTCGACCTCCAGCCTCTACCGGGGGCTGGGGGGCGCGGGTTTCGCGTCATGCTAGGAGATAAAAAATGGGTTTATCCGTTTCGGTTTACCGCTGGGATCTCGGAGATTGCACCAACGGGGGCGAATCTTCCGATGTTGATTCGTTTTGTGTCGTGAATATCCCGGGGCCGTTCAGCCCAGGGACAGAGCGGCCAGCCTTTGAGCTTGTCCAGGGCCCAGGAGGCCAGGGTCATGCCATCCTGAGACCCCTAGAAGGTCGGGGCGGAATGGTTGGGCCCATGTTCGGGGGAAACTTCGGTTATTCGTCGGACTCCCGATTTTCCGAGGCCGTCCGAGAGCTGACAGGATCCCCGCACTACGGGGCCGTTCCGATTCATGACCGATTCGACACGCCCGAGGATCACGAGGCACTTTCAAGGTAGGCCACGACCTGCTGGGCCTTCTTCGAGGGTCTAGCGGGGCGGGGGCTTCCCGCCTTAACTGCTAGGAGATTCAAAAGTGAAGCAATTTATTTTTTACTCAGACCCCGGCCACGGGTGGCTACAGGTTCCGCGCCAACTGCTCCACGACCTGGGGATAGCTGACAAGGTGAGTGCGTATTCATACCAGCGCATGGCGGATGTTTTCCTGGAGGAGGATTGCGACTATTCGCTTTTCGCCAAGGCCATGGAAGAAGCTGGGATGGCCTTCGAGGTGACTGAGGTAAACGAACCGCACCGGGATTCTTTTGTGCGCTCGCTTCAATCCTACCGGGCCGAGGTGGTGGCATGAAATACAGGGATCTAAAAATGAACGCCGCCTTTCAGTTCATCGAGGGCGGCGATGTTTATGTGCGTTGTCGTGGAGGGTATCGGCCAGGGTGCGGTGGGCCACTGGTGAAATTCAATTACCCGGATTGTCCCGTTTTCATTTGGGGGACATGACATGACAGAAAGAGAGCTTTACGCCTACGGGCTGGGGTACTACTACGGACGCGCCGAGGGGCACGATCCAGACCCCTATTCCGAGTATGAAGATGGTTGCCGCCAGCTTTACAAACAGGGGTATCAGGCTGGGGTTGCCGATCATTGTTTTGAAATCCAAGGGGAAACCGAATGAAAATTTCATCCTATGTTGTGTCAGTCCCACCAGGAAAATATTGGCTGGGGGATCCATGCTATTCGGTTCCAGATTCACTCTGGGCCGATCTGCTGAACAGTTGCGAGTTCTTCGAGCGTCCAGTCGGAGAGGTTACGACGGAGGCCGGGGAGACTTTCCAGGTGCTTGCCTTCGGGACTGCCTACGGAGATGGCACCTACCAAGACCAACACGGCCATGAATTCCCGGTGGATGCTGGACTGATCGGCCTTACCCCGGTCGGCCTGGCACCAGGGGAGCCCTTCGGATCTCTGCTGGTCGAGTTCAAGGTGGAGACCGAATGCTCCGAGAACGATGGGGTTTTGTGCTTTGGTAATTACGAAATCAATACGAGGGACTGACCATGACCGACTTTGAAAAGATTGAATTGGCCTTTGACATTCTCCAGAACGCCGAAGTGGTCGGGGAATTTGAGAAGTGCGTTTGGATCCGGGTGGAGCGCGAGGACTGGGACGCTATTTTTGATCGCAGAACATCGAGCTTTACTGTTCACAACCACAACGGAACCCTGCTGGGGAAATTCGATGACTGGATGGCCGCCCAGAAGGAGGCCAACCATTACAGACTTCAAACCGGGAACGCCGCTTATGTCAGGGAGGTGGGCGCATGAAAACAATGGAGCTAACCGGGGCCGCGCTGGACTGGGCCGTGACCAAGTGCGAGGGGTTCGACCATTCGATTGATGCTGGATTTACCGAATGGGGGATGAACGGATGGGCAACCGACTGGGCGCAGGGTGGCCCGATCATCGAGCGGGAAGGGATTAACTTAGTGAGGCTGGAATCTGCTCAATGGGAAGCGTGGCCTGATGTTGGAATGAATGACCAGTATTGCCGAGGCCCGACCCCACTCGTTGCCGCCATGCGGTGCTATGTCGCTAGCAAGCTGGGCGATGAGATCGAGGTGCCCGAGGAGCTTTTACAAGGAGAGTGAAATGAGAAAAGAATCAAGAGAAGAAGCAGTAACAAGGTTAGGTGCGTGTCCTGACAACCTAAAAAACATGAAAGACCTAGTCCAAGAGTTGTGGTCGGAAAACCTAAGTCTGATAGCTGAAATGCGTAAGTTGCGCTATGCCGTAGCAGAGTTGAAGTATGAAAACGCAATGTTAAAGACTGAAGCAAAAGGAGGTGCGAAATGAAAAGGTATGAGATATGCGTAGTCAGTAAAGAGTATCGGTACATTGAAGTGGAAGCAGATGATGAGGAGGATGCACAGGATAAGGCATGGAATCAGATCGAGATCGTGTTTGACCGCAAACCCGCAGACTACGACATGGAACTTTATGTGCAAGGAGAAGTGAGATGAGACTATTCCGCGACACCAAAGGCATCACCGAAACATTTCTACAAATGATATGGAACAGGCGGCTTACCGTCATGGATAACCTGGCGACATGGGCGCTGGGGATCATTTGCTTCACGGCGTTCTATGTCTTGTTGGTTTTGGTTTTGATTCTCGGGGAGGCACCATGATCTGGATCGTGATTCATCCCCAGCAAGACGATGGATTTACATTCACGGGGGCCTTCTCTAACAGGATGGCCGCCCAAGAGTGTGCAGACGAGGCCGGGTTCTTTCAGGGATCCGTTTTTGAGATTGACATGAACGAAGTGCAGGACACTTACCAAGGAGATAAAAATGTCACTTGATTTATTGATTCAACCCATCGAGGGCCATGAGGGACAACGATACATGGTCTTTTCCAAGGCGATGCGTTGCGAGATTCCAAGAGAGGCAAAGGACATTCCCGAGCTTTTGGGAACAATGTTCTTGGAATACTTAAACCTAGTGGATGTTGAAATCCCGGGGGAAAGAAGGTTTCGAGTTTTTTTGGGGCCGAGCCCATCCAACCACCATAGCTATCGGGACTTTTTTGATCCTGACCATGCCCTGGCGTTTCTGTGGGCCATGGCGCATAGCCCATTCCCATCGGTCTGCTGGTTTTGGCAAGGAATGGATGGATGGATGAATAACAAGCACATGATCGGGAAAGCATTCCCAGCCAGGATCAAAGACTTGTGCAAATTTTACTTAAACGAAGATCAGAAAATATTTTCCGAGGAGAATGCAAATGCCTAACTGGTGCAATAACGATGCAGTCCTTCAACACACGGATCGAGGAATGTTGGAGAAGGCCCGGGACGGATTCAACAACGGGGGAATGTTCAGGGCCCTCATTCCATGCCCCCAGCTACTTGTGGACACGATAGCCGGGGGATACGGGGGTGGCGATACCGAATCCAAGTACAAACAGGAGCTTTTGCATTTTCAGGAAAAGCTAAACCTCAAATACTTTGGCTACAAAAATTGGTACGACTGGTGCATATCCGAGTGGGGGACAAAGTGGGACATTGGCCGGGGGCACAAAGATGATCCCATGGTCGAGATTGATGATGGGGATTGGCCCAGCCTGACACTTAGCTTTGATTCTGCCTGGTCTCCCCCGATTAAAGCTTATGAAAAGCTGGAGGACATGGGGTTTGTCATCACGGCCAGATACTTTGAGCCCGGGGTTGGATTCTGCGGCGAGTGGTTCGAGGGAACGGATCACGAGTATTCGCTCGAAGATGCGCCCAAGCACTTGGATCATTTGTACGGGATCTCCGACTCCCTGGCCCAATGGGAGGAGGACAACCAATGACCATGCCCGAATTCATCGACTATTGCATTGGGTTCTACGGGCAGCAAGGCCTGTACCCAATGGAGATGACCAAGACCGAGATCGAGAGGGCCGTGAGACTCTTTGACCTCATTGGTCAGCAAGACCTTGAGCTGGATTCGATTGGCCGCGAACAAGTCCGAGACATTGTGCGAGTGATGCGCGGTGAAAAAGTCTCGACCAAGTGGGAGATTTGAATTGAATCTTAAGCAAGGTGAGGGCCGTATTCCGATCAATGTCGGGGGGGAAACCCCCTGGCTATTGATTGATTGGCCAAGCAAGGAAACATTCTGGGGCCTCTGGGGAAAAACCCCAGAGGAGTGCATCGGTCAATACTGGACTATCCTTCAGGCAAGGTCGGGGGGTTTTTCTCTACAGGAGTCAGGTATGCCATTCAGTCTTTCCCGGGAGCGGGTGCGCCAGATCGAGGCGAGGTTCCAGAAGCTAATGCTGAAACAATGGCAGGGCGAATCAATTGGCTAGCCCTGAAATCCCCCACATCGAGCCAGTAGTCATTCAGGTCGAGCCCGGTTGTGGGGGGCATCCAATATGGCTTACCTGTGTCCAGCGCGGCCCTCTCCCCGGTGCCACTACTGTCGTTATCAGCAATCACAATCCCACCTGGGATGTCCCGAGCCACTTCCTTCATGTTCCCTGCGCTGAAGCAACAATAAATCGTATAGCGGATCTTTATGATCTTCATGAGGCGGCGGATGGTGAGGGCGGTTGCGAACCCTTCGCAAAAAATCGGGAGTCCTTTTGCATCTATGGTGAGCGTTGCCCCCTTCGTCTTTTGACCACTGAGAAACTGTTTTTCCCCCTCCTCGCTTATCAACTGTATCCCGGTAAGGTTGCGATTGATCCGCGTTGGCAAAGCTAACAAGCTCTTTCCATCCTTCTCCCAGACTGGTGCCAACTCGTCTGGGAAACCTTTCTTTGCCAAATACCTGTGGGTTCTCATTGTGGTCTGGCTAAGTATCCAGGCCCCCCGCTCCGCAGCTTTGCGTTGTTGGGCAATCCGTTCTTCGGTTGCTTGGTTGGCGCGTTTTCGGTAGTCGATCCCCGGGGTTCTTGTCGTACTCCTCCACATCTGGGGCCGCTCCATCGTGGCCCAGTTCTGCACCCAGCCTATGTCTCCGAGAAACTTATATCGGCCGTTCCTCTTGTTGGGATGATCCTCTGTGGCCGTAGCCACCCACTTGTCTGTCACCACATCCCGAATAATCAGGCCGTGGCCCCGGGCAAAATCAACGAAGCTCATACAGCCACCCTGTAATCATGATGAACAAACCCCTCTGTTTTTATCTTGTGTCTATTGATTGTTGTTGGACGGATATAAATCGTTGTGCCATTTTTAAGTCTCCGCTGATGGCCCCGACGATCATGCGGTTTAGGACTTGCGTGAGTCCCACCACTACCCACGGATAGAGCTGAAACCTTTCTCTCGATGACGATGGTCTGCCACTCAAATAGCGGCTTCTTCCCCCGCTTTATCCTCTGCAAATTCTTTGGATTTGCAACGCATTTGTACCCCCTACTATTCTCTGGTGGAACCATATTTAAGGAGATCGCCACCAGGCCCCACATAACCATATTGATAAGCATTTGATGTTGTTCGCAATAGTCATGGATTTGCGCCTGTTGGATTAACTTTTCAAACTTTGGATGAAAGAAAACATACATATCCTTGATGGTCCCCTCCAGCGCAACAGTAGATGCCGCCTCATCCAACCCATCTGCCCAAAACTCAAAGGTCATTTTGTTTCCAACTCTTTCTAAAGTGATTGGGATATTTTTTTTGTTGGTTGTCGGGATAACAATCGCTATTCTTTCAAACGGCAAAGGGAAGCGTTCAACCAGTTCGTTTTGAGCAAAGTCGGCCAACCTTTTTTCTCCAAATCGCTCTATGAGATTGTCGTGGGCCTTGTCCATCCCGGAGAAATCAAACCAAATATGTTTAACAGGACTAAAAGGAATGACCGACAACATATTGGCTATGTTTGGATTCATGCACTTTTCCTCCTACTCTTGGCAAATGCAATGTTCTTGGACTTAATCCAGCTCAGCGTCGTTGGACTGGGATATGCCGTCGTTTCATACAATCCCCGAGGCCAGACCCCAAACTTCTCCCGGTACTTGTGACTCGCCCAGTGCGGGTTGTATGCCCTTTGATTGGCGTAGTACAGAAGCTCGGAGTAAAACCTCTGGCGATCCTCGTAGATCACCTTCTTGGTCTTGACCAGCTCAGAAAGCTCACCCGGAACGCTCTCCAATATCCTCTTGTTGAATAGCTTGACATGACCACAGGCCGGGCAACTGTCCGCTGTCTTGGGCCACAGGTATCCACAGGCTGGGCATTTGGACTGCTTCTTCTCCCGCTCGGTTGGTTCTTTCTTGGCCTTCTCTGTCTTGGTGTCGAGTTCCTTCACCCCCTCCTCGAAGACTTCATCCCAGTCATCTCTGAATCTCAGATAATTACCGCCGTGATCGAGCCACAGGGCAAACTCTTTCCCCGGATATGGCCGCATGACCCGGCCCATCTGCTGAATATGGGATGACAAAGACTTCGAGAACGGCCTGGCTGAGACTCCGATCATCACATCTGGGACATCAAACCCTCGGGTCAGAATGTCGGTAGCAATCAATCCATGGATGGTGGTATCAGGCTTAGCAAAGTCCTCGATTGCATCGCGCTTGAATGTATCGTTGTCCTTGTACGAGATCGAGATGAAGTTATATCCGCATCGGGCAAACTCATCGACCAACTGATTCCCATGATCCACCCCAGCACAAAAAACAATGGTCTTCCTCGGGCCCCCGAATACCTCTTGGGTCTTCTTGGCCCACTCCTGAACAATGTCTCCCGTGATCTGCATCCCCCGGCTCTGAACCACATCAGCAGACCACTCGCCGGCAACCTTCTTGGCCCCAGTCATGTCGATCTCTTTGGCAATGTAGACCTTCAACGGGGTCAACCACTTCCTCTCCACAAGACTACCGGTAGTGGCACCAGTCACCACAGTCTCGTAAATTTCCCCGAGTCCTTTTGTAAATGGGGTAGCGGTCAGGCCGATGACCTTCATCTGAGGGTTGGCCTCGATGTACTCGATGGTCTGTCTCCGAGCGATATGGCACTCGTCAACGATCAAGAGATCCGTATTGGGGAAGTTTGGCCTGGCCTCCATGGTCTGAGCTGAGCAGACTTGAAGGTTTTCCATGGGATTCCAGAAGGCATGGCCGGCCTGGAAGACGCCGTGTCTTAAGTGGTACTTGGTAAGCCTCTGGCTTGTCTGGTCCACCAATACCAACCGATCCATCATGATGGCCGCCCGTTTGTTGTTCTCGGCGGTCGCCTTCATCAAATAGATCGCCACCTCGGTCTTTCCGAACCCGGTGGGCGCATACAGTAATTGGCTCCTGATTCCCTTTTTGAAGTTATCTCGAAGGGCATTGATCACATCGACCTGGTGGTCGCGCAGTTCTAACTCCATACAGACTCCTAGCAGACGACCCGGGAACCCCCCGGGCTTGGGTTATGCGGCCTTCTTCACCTTGTTTTGTAAAGACTTGTTAATCCTGATCAGCTCTGCACACCTCTGTTGATGGGTGTCTCTGCTGATCCTCAAGGTTCTGTTCTCCTCCTCTAAGATCTCAATCTGAGTCCGCAGTTCCTTGACTGTATCAAGTATATCTTCCTGCTCGATCTCGCTTGCCTCCCACCTCTTAGAAGCAATGATGTCTCTAAGGCTCAGGATCTCCTTCTGAAGCTCTGTGATGGTCTCGGCTAGTTCCCGTACCTGAGAGTCCTCCAAAGCCTCTATGTCGCTTTCTGAGGGCTCCTGGAAGGTATCTGCCACGGGTGGGTTGGTGACCACCTCTTTGGGGGCCGCTTGGGGAGCTTCTTTGGGGGGTGCGGTGGGGCGTTGTTTCTTGGAAACGCCGAGTTTGTTACGCATCCGCCAAACGGTGCTTCGATCCAAGCCGACATGGGCCGCGATCCTGGCGTCTGGCCATTGAGACCACTCGGAGTCGGTCAGAAGGTAGGTTGCGTTGGCGATCCGCTCTTTCGGGGTTGGGGGTAGGCCGTGATTGTTGGCCTGGTAGGAGTAAAGCCTGGCTTCTCTGGCCCCGCCTTCTTTCTTCTCGACCATGATCTCGGTCTGTTTGTTGTGCCGGTGGGCGTAGAAGCGATGCCAACCATCTCCGAGGATGTTCTCGTCTCCGAAGACGATGATTGGTGGAAAGACCACCCCATCTTTCATCAGGGCGGCGTATTGAGAGACCTGCTTTTGGCTGATCTTTTCCCGGGCGTGGTTGCCCTCGATCAGGGTGATTTCATCGAGCTTCAGTAGCATTTTGACTCCTAGCTTTGTAGAACTTTTTATCGACTCGCTCGGCCAGACCAGCCTTCACGAGATCCTCCAACACAGATGACGCCTTACTTTTACTAATGATCATCGCCCGGGCCAGCGTCGTCGCCTGGACTTGATGGTGGCCTCGTAGGTAGCTCAGGATTTTTTCATTCATGGGCCCTCCCAGTTTACACCTCTCCCCCAGGATCTTCCCCAGGACTTTCCCCATAGCAGGAGCCGTTGACTTTGCCCACCACGAGGGGGGGGTAAGTCAATCCAGCCAGGCCCCAAGGGACCCCACTGCTGCCAAGGGCAAACTGTTCACCTGTCATGCGCCTGTCCGGTCCCAACTACTGACCCGGGGCGGCCAACCCCTACATGGCATACGTCATTCGCATGTTTTCGTTGGTCCCCAGTTTAAGGCCAACACGCGCCGGCTCCTGAATAAAGCGCACCCTGTTTCATTTAGGTGCTCGGACATTAGCACCTGGCCATGTAAGGTCGCTGGCCCCAACCGTCTGTATCGCCGCTCTGCGGTCGGTTAAGTCTCTGGATTCGCATCCTCAATCAAGACCTGATCGCCCTTAGTTTTCACCACAACCGTAGACATCAAAACCACCGCTTGCTTGCCAAACTCCTTTGACAATCGAGCGGCCTCTTTGACGGCATCGGCCAGGTTTCCATGCTTTGCACGAGGCGACCATTCACCACCCTCCAAGCGAACCATGTAGAACTTGGTGATGAGCGCTTTGCGTTTAGACATAAAAAAACCCCTTAGTGAAGACTTGGGCTTGACAGGCCAGCATCGGGCACAAACCAAACGATGACATCAAGCCCTCACTAAGAGGTTCTGGGTATTGCGGTTTGTGCCAAACGCCGGGGTGTCAATTCCGACGAGAGTAAGAATAGCACACCTGGGAAAAGTTCCGCAAGGGGTTCTTGAGACTTGTTGAGATGCCATGAGACTGGGTGGGAGTGGGTTGTGTCCAATGACCGAACCTCGAAGGAGAATTTAAGAAATTCGGTATTGCCCACCCCCAGGGTCAGAGTACCAAAAAAAAGCCCCCGGGTGTCTAGGCCGGGGGCGAGGGTAGCGCGGAGAGCGCTGGTCCATGACTCTGCTAGGAGGAGTGGACGCCAAGGAGATTGGCATCAGGAGTATAGGATCCCCCAGTGATCTAGTCAACTACTGCCAGGAGCCCCTCTTCGAGCAGCCGGCGCAGGGTCTTGGCGTTGTTCCGGTAGGCAAAGTCGATCTTCTCCGTCTTGTTCATGGTCTTGCCCTGGTCGTACTCGGCATGGCATCGGTAGCACAAGAACATCAGGGTGGCATCTGAGGCCTTGATCCCCATCCCCTTGCCGTTATTGCTGTGCGCTGCAACAACAGTGTTGTCCCGGACCCCACACTCCACACACGCCTGGCCCTGGGCAAGCTTTAGGAGCTTCGGGTTGCGGTAAGTCTTTGGCTTGGGATCCATCATTGTTTCTGCTCTGGCAGGGTGGCCGTCCACAGACCGAGGCAGACCATCTCCAGCTCGTCAGACACTGGGCGTTTGTACAGTGCATCCTTCCAGCCCTTGTTAAATCCTCGTTCGTACTCCTGAACGGCTTTCAACTCCCCAAGACTCTGGCCGTGCTGGATCCCAATCAGTAGGAAGACCAGCATCAGAAGCGCCCACATCACGTTAATTAGTCGCGTACCTGGCATCCTCTGCTCCCTTGAGATTGAATGGGTTGTTGTAGAAACCGGGCTTGGGCGGCTTGATCTTTGTGGCCCTGATCCCGTTGATGTACTGCTCTGGCTCGATATGGAGTTCATAGACATAGACCTTGGTGGTTGGATTTGCCGGGCTGATTGGTAGAACCTCGGCAAGCTCAGCTAGCTTGTCCCTCACCATGCGCCGCATCAGACTTGCCGCTGCCGCATGGGTCTTCCCCGTCTTCGCCATCAGTGAGCGTATCGTGTACTGGTTCTTCTTCATTGGTGTCCTCCAAGTAATCGGGTGTTGCAAGCTTCCATCGGTCGTAGTTAGTCATGTGTTCCTCTCCGTGATGTCGTAAAACCAATCGTCTCCAGCAGACCACTTGCGTGTGCCGTCTACAGTCCAGAGTCTTTGAGCTGCCTGGAAGTCGGGAAACTTGGTTTCAGCGGGTATTAGAGACTGGTCGTACCACAGGCATCGGTTGTTTGGTTGTGTGGCAAATTGCCCGTTGTCCAATGCGATGAAGTTAAAAGACTTGTGTTCTTCTGCTTGCTCGGTGAACGTTGTGTCCAGATCCATGCCGTCGGCACAGAAGTCCACAGTAAATAGATAGCGCCCAAAGTGCCATTCACGGTCTTTGCCGAAGAACTTGACTCCCAGGTTACGCAGGCCAATCTTTTCAATGATGGTGAAGCGATACCCCATGCAGTCCCAGAGCTGAAGCGTATCAATTGGCAAGTTGCCGGCCTCTGAGTGCCAGGCATAGGCATGAATGGGGAGTTTGTCGTACAGGGCCCCGTAGTTAGGGAGCAACGACTCGATGCGGAACACTTGTCCTCGCAAGGCCTTGAGGCTCACCCAGATGGCCGGCTCCAGCTCACCATGGCCCTTGTGATCGTTGTACAGAAACTCTCTCTTTACAAAACATTTGATCGGGGGAAGGGACGAAACGATGTAGCTCATTTCTCATTCCTCGCCATCTCTTTACCCGCCTCCACGCCCACCCAATACGCCTGATCCCAAACCTCATTGTTGCTGTTGGCGGCATTCCACCCAGCCTCGAACGCGGCCCAATGACTGCTCTTCTTAATCACATCAAAGTCGGTCTCGGTCGGCGGCTCGGTAGTGGAGCGGTTCGTCTTCATCCAGAACAGCCATGCTTCTTCGATAGTCATCCGTTCTTCTCCTTTAGTTTGGCTCTAATTGTTGATTCGATAATTCTTTGTTCAGTTCGCACATCAACTGGCTCTGCCCATCTCCCACACTTATTGCATTGCCAGTTAATCCTGCCGAATAAGTCTCGCTTTATTGTTCCCCCACCATGAAACCAAGAGCACCATTGTTCTGATAGCCACTTAGTCATGTGTTTTTCTTTCTCAATATGTCTTCTGCACAAAGCATCCCGTTATAAAACTCCTCGGTAACTAAACCCAAACCGGGTATATCACCGTCTAGCCCAACCCACTCATGTTTACGTTTTGCCGTTTCATCGACACGTTCTTGCGATATGTCGCTGGCGTGTACAGGTTCCACAATAACCATCCCAGGCTTATGATCTAGTTGATCTTTAGGAAACCTGCTGGAGTCAACATAGATAGTTTTCTCTGCCTCTGCGATGGCTTGGCGTAGTGCGGTGATGGCTCCGCCATTCAATTCGTACCCATCTGTAGAAATTCCAGTTTGCTCAAAGCGTTGTCGCT